TAAATACTGAGTCTGATCCATTAGCATCAACCGCACCACCTGCGCCGATTGTTACTGTGAACGATGAACCTATTGAAAAACTTGTACCTGTGCGATAACCACCAGCACCAGCACCGCCACGCGTACCGCCACCACCACCGCCTGCTACTACTAAATAATCAACAGTTGTTGGAGCGACAGGTACAGGTGCGCCACCACCAGATGCAATGATTCCTGCAAGTGTGTTCAACATTAGGCAATCGCACCTACAACGATCCATGAGTTAGCAGCGATCTTGATGCAAGCTGCTGACTTGTAACGAGCAAGCACAGGTGAACCTGCTGCTGCACCTGCACTAGAGACTGTAGTTGTAGCAGGTGTTGTCGCTGTAATTGTTGTAACTCCCGCGCCTTTCATGTACACAAGCAAAGTTGTGCCTGTAGGAAATGCGTATGTTGCATCTGTTGGAATGTAAAAAGTATTAGCTGAGGCATTGTCCATTGTCACAATAGCGTTGAGTCCGTCTGCCTTGACTGCTGTGTATGTAGTACCAGTCTGAGCATTGATTGTAAGACCTGCGATGGATGCATCGACTGCATCGCCTAGTGTCTCAATGGCAGTTGCGCCATTCTTAACTAAGTCAGAAGATGTGGGTACAGTCCAACCGAAATTAGGGGTAGTAGTTGCCATTAGGTTAAAGCTCCTGTCGCATTTGTCCATTGAAGTATAGCATTTACATCAGACCAGACCAGAGTGGCTGGCAATACTGTTTCCCATTGTGTCGTTGATAGTGAGAAGTCTGTGGCTGAGATGTAGAGGGTAATGTCCACATATGTAGGTGTGGCGTTAAGGGCAACATTCTCTACGAAGCCGTCGAATGTTCCACCAAGTAAATTGCTAGGAAGATTAGTAATAAGTACAGGCTCACCGAAAAAGACATTGATGAGATTGTCAAGCATCGCGCTAGGCATGTCTGGATTATCTAGACGAAAGCGAATAGCACCCAATGACCCGCGTGGGTTCTTACGCAGGTTTAACTCTCTAGACGCAATGTCGGTAATGTCTGCAAGGTTCTTGATGTTAGAGTCAAAAGAACGCTCAAACAGGCCGTAAGAGGCTATAGAGTCTGTGTCAGAGGTGCTGTAGGTTGAGCCGTAGCCTGTAGCGTATCTGTAGATAAGGCTGTTACGGATGCGAGCAATCTGAGTTGTGGAAGTGATAGAGCTTGGTGTTGCATATGAGCCGTCAAGGTTAGTAAAGCCGTTAGCTGCAAGATAGTTAGATCTGTGGTCTGCATCTGCATATGAGACATCTCCATCCTTTTCCTCGTAGATCTGTCCAAGTGCGCTACTGGCAATCTGATCAACAAGGGTCTGAGACTTGGCAGAAGCACTAGCTGCAAGCGCAATCATTGTGTAGAAGCCTGAGTCCACTTCACCGATGTAAGACTCTGCATTAGCCCATGTGACTGTGGCTGGATAGGTATCCCATGTCACAGTCGGTGTAACTTCTGCCCAAGTTAGGTTAAGTGCTTGTCCTAAGATCTCTGAGATCTGTGTGCCATCTAATGCTTCTGCAAGTGCTGTGTTATAAACAGCCTTAGTCAGTTTAGCCAGAGAGCCGATGCCCAAGATTGTGCCAGTGGTGACATAGCCAGATTCTTCAGGGCTACGCACACCAATGTTAAAGTCTGAAACCTCGCCACCGAATACAGTCACATAAGTGCCAGCACTATTTTTAAGCTCTAAAGTTATTGGCTCTGTTACATTGATGGTAAATTCTGTGTTATCTGTGTTAATGATTTCTACTCGGCAGTAACCTGCCGTAGGTTGGCGATCAATGTCTAAGCGACCAGATGCGAACGACACAGAGGTGACAGTCGTATAGACATCATCACCTACTGTTACACGCCACTCTGGAAGCCATGTCATGCCAGCGTTGCTCCACCGCGTAAAGTGCCTCGGCTAACTGCATCGATAAGCACTTGGTCAATAGCTTCTGCAATAGCGTTAGGGTCACCAATGCCAGTGTTCACAGTAACGCTAAAGTTAAACTCACGACCATTAGGGCTGATGCCTGAGATCATGCCTTGATTAGGTGTGTACTCTCTCAGGTTAGGCTGGATCTGTGTGTTAAGTCCAAGCTCTGCGACTGCCGCATTTACTTCTGCAATGCTTCTAGGCTGGGTTACAGCAGCACCGCCACCACCTGAACCGCCTACCGCGCCACCACTAACGGATGGCTTAGTGCCTTGCAGTCTTATCAATTCCGTCATTTTAGCAATGGCAGCATCTAGGTTAGCCAGATTGATTAGATCCGCTGGCTTCAGACTTTCTAGGATTGACTTGATGTCTGAGAGTTTAATGCTCTGACCAGTTAGCGCACCGAGCACCTTGAGATCCGCATTGAGTTTATTAGTTGCTGCTGTGATGGATGCTTCATCCTTAGAAGCAATAGCTTCTTCTAGGGCAAGGATTGATTTCTTCACATTTAGGCGAGCGGTATCGTTAGCAATCTGTAAAGCCTGTGATGCGTTTGTTGCCTTGCCTAATTGCTCGGCTTGGTTAGTAAGAGCTGCTGCAATCTGGATCTTGTCCATGTCAAAGACATCGCTACCCTTGTTGAGCGCAAGGTTAGCCTTATCGATTGCAGCTTGAAGTTTTTTGTCCTTGAGAATCTTGGCTTGCTTTTTAGCCTGATCATCAATTAAATCATTCAAAATCTTTTGCTGCTTAATTAAAACTTGACCGGAAATAGTCATTGGAGTAGTAAAAGGTTTAGGTGCTATCTGGGATTTTTGCCCTAACTTCTCTAATAAAGATAAATAAGAGATGTCATACAACACGCCAAAATCGGGCATGCCCGGAATTTCTTTTAGTTTGGCAATTAGTACACCAATACCACGAATAACATCTGCTGTTCTTTCAGCTGTATCCTCCATGGACTTGGCTAAGTTATCGACTGAATCGTCATCGCCTAACGCTTTAAGAGCATCAATGATCCCAGTGCCAATAATCTCTTGCACATTGGCAGAAGCCACACCAAGTTTGTCCATTGAACCTTGAAAGGTACTTGCTGCTGCTGTGGCTGAACCTTTGAAAGTTTCTGCCAAGCTTGTAGTTATGTCATAAAAAGATTTAGTCTTAAGATCTGCTTTAGATATACCTACACCTAAGCGAGAAAGCGCTGTGTTGTTGCCTAGATATGCACGACTCAATGCGCCTGTGACTGAACCTAAATCCTTACCAGTTGCCGCACTTATATCTAATGCGAGATTAAGAAGTCTTTGTGTTTCTTCTGTGTCTTTTGTGGCTACTGCGAGAGCTTGATAAGCAGGGCGCAGCTTGTCATCGACTATGCCAAACTCGCTTTGTAATCTTTGAATGTATCCTTCTGCACTTGCAGCATCTCTACCAAGTCCAACATTCTTAAGAGCCAGAGCTAATTGCTTTTGTGCTTTCTCATCGGCTGCTGCTGCCTTGACTGCTGCCTTGCCATAAGCAAGAACTGCTGTAGCACTGAATGCTAAACCTAATGCCCCTGCCAATTTCTTGACATTTTTAGTCATCTTTTCTGTTGCTGAGTCGGCTTGCTTAAAGGCTTTTTTGCCAACAAATTCTGCTGCTAAGCTAATAAGTACGGATGGCTGAGCCATTATTTAACTCCCATCGCTGCATCAAATTTTGCTTTAGATTTTTCAATAGCTTTAATAACTGCGGCGTTAGTCTTTCCACCATCTTCAGCCCATGCGCGAAAGATCGCACGACCCTTCATCTTACGAGAAGCGCGACCTGCTTGTCCCTGTTCTCTTTTGTAAGCATTGACAATAGGAGAAGTCCGATTCATAGCATCGACAAACTGCTGACCAGCATTAGGATTATTGCTCTTGCCATAATTCTTTCCTGTACTGGTTTCATAACTGTGCATGCCAATATCAGGATTAGAGCTAGGAATATTAACCTGTCGCATTTTTGCCTGTGGTCTGCCCCCGGGATTTAAGCGACCAGCAGTCTCATAGATAGATCCAGATGCTGAGGCATTAAATATACTAGCAAGAGAACGAAACCCAGAGCGATTAGGTTTAGATGGCGTTGTCTTGTATCCAATGCCACGCTTAGCCTCAGATGATGACCAGACTCGATTGCCCCATGTGCCGTTATTGCTTTTACCCCATCCGCTCAAAGGTGCAGATGATGGGATGAAACCTCGAGCCTTAGCAGTAACGGGCTTTAAGATTCCAGCAATCTCTTTCTGAGTTTCTTTAGCAAGATTAGGAGTGAACTCTTTGAGAGCTTTACGAAGTGCGATTGCGCCCTTTACCTCTGTTGGCATCGCTCACCTCTTTCGCTTCATCCTTGAGCCCCTGCAGTAATGCATCGAGCATATTCTTATCTAGATCTAATAACTGCTGTGGCGAGATCCCTAACCTAATGCTCAAGCGAGCAATTAAGTAGGTGAACGGGAGATCTCGCTTTAAGCTAAAGGGTCTGAATCAAGCACCTCGACACTTTTGAGTGTCTCAATGAAATCCATACCAAAAGGCTTAACAGTTTCACCTGACCTGCGTGTTACTTCCCATGCTAACCAATAGACATCGCTCTGCTTTTCTTCATCGCGGAACGCCTTATGGAAGCCCTTTTTAGCGTACTGTTCGAATGAGTACTCCACTGCTGGAGTGATCTCTCCTTCCAATACGCTTCCATCTGTACGAACTATCTTTAGTTTTGCCATGAGTTTGCCCCTTTATAGTTTGTTTAGAATGTGCCTGTTGTGGCGACTGCAACTGTTGAGTTAGCAGTAAATGTGATTGACTGTGTGCCAATGTCACCAACAGCACCATTGATGTCTGTTGTGTTATTGACTAGCAATGAAACAGTGTAAAGAGGGTTAGTAGCAGAAACTGCTGTTCCCTTTTCCTGTAGGAATACACATGTGACTGTTGTACCCCATGCAGCTTGTAGTGTTGCCAATACATTCGCCGATGCTGTGTCGTTTAGGAAGTCGATTGTTACAGATGATGCTTCCAAGCCCTTAACGAACTTGTGTGCTGTGTCACCCATCGCTGTGACTTCCAATTCGTCAAATGTGCGATTCAGAGTAATGCTTGTGACATGGTCAGAAAGATCAACAGTGTTAATCTTCACGCCAACTTTATTGTTTAGAAATACAGCCATGAGATTATTCCTCGTCTTTCTTAGTAGTTACTGGCTTTGGTGCTGGTGTGCTTACTTGCCCGATTTTCTTCAGGAAGTCAGCGTTTTCTTGTTCCCACTCGGACATGTTTAGCTCCAACTCGTTAGGATTGATACGGACATCTCGCAGCTGAGTAGGTCACCCGATGCAGCGTTGAGAATACTTGGTGCGCTTATCGCGCTTACATTATAGGTCAAAGATGAGGCAGCGAGCTTAGCGAACACGCCACAGACTGTGTCCTCGATGCCGTTAAGGTTTCCCTCATTGTCGAACAGTGGAACAGTCATGATGACCTTGAAGTTAGCCATTGGACTAATGCCAATATGTTGATTGTTGCTAGGCGTTAAGTAAGGATCATCTGGAGAAACAATCACAGAGTTAGCAAGGACTGTTGCAGGTGGAAAAGCAAAGGTCTGCCATTTAGCATTATCGACTAGTGCGGTGGCTAATGTGGTTCTAAGAGTAGTGACGGCAACGGGCATTATCCCACCATCGAACGCGGATCAAGTGCGTGAGCGATCAATCCTCGCACCTTAGCGAGAAGCTGCGCGCTCATTCGGTAAGGGCTTGGCTGGAAATCGACTGCGTTACTGCCTGAAAGGGTGGCTGTACGCGCTTGCCAGATTTCAACAGATATCATAAGAGCTGCTTGCTGGACTGCCATATCGGTTGTCCAGTCTGTGTAAGTCGTAGTCGATACAGATCCGTAAGGATAAATCGGATGATAACCCTGAGCAGTAGTGTGATTAGTATTCACGCTAATTGAAAAACCATTAACGGCTGTAATTGTTTTAGTACCGTTGTATGAGCTTCCTGAGTTGGCAATAGTTACGCTTTGACCTACATAAAAAGTCTCGCGAACATTATCGTTAAAGTATAAGGTGCCTGAACCTACTGTGTTTTCATGTGCAACTGTAAACCATTTTGGTGTCCATAACATTGGAAGAAGGACTGCATCCGATGCGTCACACACTTCCTGCAAGGTTGCATCTGGATACAAGGTACCGACACCGAGAGTGCTCCGGAGTTCTGCGACTGTTGTAAGTGCCATGTGCAATCCTTTCTAAAGACTCTAGGGAGTCAGAGGGCTACTGACCCCCTAGAGCGACTTAGTTACCTAGTTATCAGGTTAGGTTAAACCAGTTTGCGCCAGCCGCTAACTTAGTGGCAAGTGCTCCCTGACCGAACAGTAGAATGTCTACAGTTCCGTCTGAGTTAACATTAGTGCGAAGCTGCTGACGAGCACCCTCGTACCATGTGTAAGCATCTGGGTTAATAACAGCCATTGAATAATCTGCTGTTCCTACTCCACCAGAACCCTTCATGTAACGAGATACACGAAGATCAAGACCTGCAACATTACCGCGTAGGCTTGTTGGTGAAAGTGCTCCTGCATTATTTTGAGGATTTGCAGCGATGTAAATTGGTCGACCAGCATCATTGTATGACATGATGTTAGCCCACTGCTCTGGTGTGACAACCATGTTGCGAGCAAAACCAAGTGAAGCAGAATAAACTGCTGCTGCTGCGCTTGAAACATAACTTAGCAAACCTGTTGCTGAGTTAGCCTGTGCTGTTGCGTTAAGAGTACCTGCGCCCTGAATAGCAGTTGTTACAAATTCTTCAGTATCTTTTGCGTAAGCGTATTCCATCTGGACAAGAAGCTCATCTAGAAATGCAGGTGTTGAATTTGTTAGGAGTTCTAGAGTTGTGATCGCACGACCCTTAAATGATTTCTTTGTGACTGTGATAAATGATGCTTCAAGTTGTGAATCTGTAACTGCACCATTCTCATCGATCTGATCGACTAGAGGCACTTCAGTAATCTTAGGCAACTCAAATGTTTTTCCAAATTCTGGCATTGTTCCGCGAGAAACTGAATCAATCATTGGGCGATCTGCGTTAGACAAGAAGTTAAGTAGTTGTGTGCTTTGTGGTGTTGGGATAAATCCTGCACCTGTTGTTTGATCGTTGTCAGCAGCGCGTAGCCATTGACGAGATTCATCATCACCAAAAAGGTTAGCCTTTAGTGTGTTCTCCAAGTAGTTACGCTTTGTGATTTCGATTCTTGGAGATGTGTAGTACATCGCTGTTACAGTAGGGCGAGCAGCCTCGACAGGTGCTGCCTCTACTGCAGGTGTTGCTTCGACTGCTGAAGTGGTATCTTCCACGGCTGTCTCGCTTTCTGTAGTTGGGTTTTCTTCAGCAGGGGTAACTTCCTCTGCTGCGATCTCTAGCACCTGAGCCGACTTAAACGCTGGCTCTGTTACGAGAGAAACTTCTTTTAACTTTGCCGCTGTTACGACTGTGTGTCCTTGGCGCGATGGCTTCGATGCAAGGATCTCTGCTCCTATGCTTAAACCTGCTACCAAATTTTCGCTGGCCATAATTAGGGCATCTGTTCCAGCTTGTGAACGGCTTAGCTTAAAGGTTGCATAAATGCCATCTTCTTTTTGTTCAGCTGAGATCATGCGACCAACAGGCTTCTTTATGTCATGCTGTGATAAGAGTTTAATCTTTGTTGGGTCTGCAATCTCAATAGATCCTGCCTCAAAAGTATAAGATCCAAGATTGGTGCTGCCAATTTCATCATTACCAAAGGGCACTATCTTGCCGGTGATTTCGCGCTTTTCTTCGTTGCACTCAATCATTGTGGCTTCGATGTATAAGTTTTCCATTAGCCTTCGCTTCCATTAGGTGTTAGATCTTCCATCTGCATAGCTTGTTCGATTGTAATTAAACCAAGTGAAAGCATCTTTTCTATAACTAGCAATCGCTCCATAGGTTCAACGCGCAAGAATGTAGAATCTAAATCGAATTTTACATAGTGACCAGCAGTAGATATATCATCCATGCTTAAACGCTGCTCAATTGCAGAGATGTATGGCTGGAACGCTAGTGCTACCAATTGTTTTCTTTCATCTATAATGTTTGCGTATGTCATAGATGTGTTGAGGTCTGCTGACAAGTAGTAAGCAGGGATGCCGCACAAGCGACTAATCTCTGTTGCAAGATTCTGGATTGCCTCGTTGTACATCATGTCTTTAGGGCTAAAACCAATATTCTGCGCCTCAAGAGTTGAGGTCAAATATGCAGTCGAACGATTTTGACGAGCAGACTTCCATGATGCGAGTAAGCCTTGAACTTCAGAAGGTGGAAGATCTGCTCCTGTATTTTTTAGCACTGTAGTAGCCATCGGAGTTTGAGCAGCTACAGCAGCAGCCTTCTGGATGTCGATAGCTGCTTGAATTGTTCTTGCACCTGTTGTAAGTACGCCTTCGTTAAATGCTTGGAATGTAACTAGAGATCCAAGGCCAGACATCGGGCGTGGCGATCCATCGACATAATATTGTGTTACAAATGTGTTAGTTACATCAAGATCGAAAGTAATGCGAGTGTTAGCAACCCACTCAAAAGATGCAGGGCGATTATCTTCCTGATAAGTCTCTGTAACTTCTAAGAAGGCTTGCCCAAAGAATAGAAGGCTATCGACCAAATAACTGACAGTAACAAATTGTGGCTGTGACTTAGATAGTTGATGCACCCATCGTGGAGCTGCAATAGCTTCTCCAGTAGACTTCTTCTTGTACTCTAGCGGAATAGATCCGACTGTGCAGAGAAGATCGCGGCATCGCTTGATAGCAGGTACAGCCATAGCATCTCGTCTACCAATTACAGGGAATGTAAAGTTGTAGATTGAGTTAATGCCATCGCCCATAATCTTAGGCGCGAGCTGTGCCTCTAATATTTCTGGCTTACGCGAAAAAATACCCATAGACAGAAATTGTAGCATTTGTCAAGCAATTAGACAATGTGATAGGGCGTGTCTAAGTATATATCTGTGGCTTAGGTGCAGGGATCATTAACTTGCTTACTACCATAGCCAACCCAATCGGAGCAGAGATGTCACCTGCTGACTTGCGCTTAATTATGCGCCATGCCGAATCGTTCACCTTAGCTGCGCAATTATTCATCTGCTGGATCAATTCCGCTTGCCCGTTATGGACTACACGAGCATTGACCAAGCCTTCTAACAGATCGCCACAGGCTTTATAGAATTGCTGACCTGAAACATCCTCGACCATAACTCCAGCATTGCCTAAGCGATCTGCGATTGTCTGAGTGGCGTACTTGTCATAACAGACTAGGCGTGGCTTATAAATGTCGCACCACGCCTTTATACTTGCCGCCATCTTTAGTTCATCGATAGCAACCTGAGAGCTGTAAGTCTCCAGAATCCCGATGCCAATCCGCCCATCTGGGAGAAGTTGTCCTGCGACCAATGATCCGTTCCTGCGTGACGGACTGACATCGAAACCAAATACAGTATAAGCCCCTGCGCTCATTTCTAGTGTGCTATCGGATGTGTCCTCTAAGACTCCATGCGGCCAAGGACTACTTAACGAATCTATCCATTGACAAAGAGTCTCAGTACGCGTGTTCTCAATCGGTGAAGTCGCAATCGCTTCCTCAATCGCTTCTTCTGTAATGGTGTATCCCAAAGAGGGGTTAGCCAAAGCCCATGCATTGCGATCGTCTATCTTGCAGTACTGCGGGGCTGAGTATTCATAGAATCCAAAAGACTTGGGTGGATAGTCGATAGCTCTTTCTCGTAAGTCGTTGAGTACAGTGCTGAAAGCGTCTCCTGCATTAGAGGTAAGAAGCGTTTGAGAGTTTGGGTGAGCTCTAGTTGTAGGAGTAGCAGCTCTAAATCCATCTTCTGTGATTTCTCGGACTTCATCAATGTAGAGCAGTCCATTGACTGATCGACCGCGAGAGCCGTCTCTAGTTGCTGCAACAACATCGAGCCTTGCTCCAGATAACATCTCAATAGACTCTGTACCGTTGGCGTGTCTGATCTGCTTAACGAATCCTTTAAGGTGGTCATTGGTCTCCAATAGGTGAGTTACTTGTCGGAAGGTATCTAGTGCCATGCTTCTGTTTGAGCTCATAATGAGCACATTGGTATTCCACTTGATCAAGTGAGCAAGGATTAACATACGCGCCAGATGTGTCTTACCATTCTGCCGAGCCACCAAGATGAGGTTTGTTTTACGAATCCAAGAGCCTTTCTTGTCCACAGTGAGCATGTCCTTAAGCACGAACTCCTGCCACGGCATGAGATCCATCTTCACGATAGCGCATAGGTCTTTAACATCTTGCAGCTTGTTTTCGCCCTTAAGAAGTGGACTGTGAAGCCTTGGCTTGGTTGCCCCTCGCAGGGCTTTGCTCTTTTTAGGCTTAGTTGTCATTGATCTGTGACTGGTCGGGTCTTAAAAGGACTGTCCAGCATCGTTTCCGACTGCATCGGGGAGATATAGGTTGAAAAGA